TCCACTCACCATCGCCGCCCCCGCGTACAAATGACCACTGGTACACATCAGTGTGCTGGTCATCATGGCTCCCATGCTAAAACCATTAATGTACGTATTGTTTGGAGAGCCACAACCATTAGCGTGCAAAAACTTTGTGAGTTCCGTCACATATCCAATGTCATTGCCCTCTGGACGAATGTCCCACACCGTTTTCTGCGGAGCGCCAGTGGCCTGCGGATACACGGCAGCAAAATTCTGTTGCTTCGCAAACCACGTGAACCCGCTCATGTTTTCTTGAGACTCCGACGAACCCGTGGCCCCGTGCATAGAGATTATCAGTTTAGTTTGAGAGTTTGCTCCCGGCGGAATGTACGCCTTAAACTTGCGATTCACTCCACGATACTGAAAGTTTTGATACACTCCCGACTGAATTGCACACGGCTTCGGCGCCGTGACTTGTGGAGAGGCAACCAAAGAAGCGCCGACAATTGTGGCGGCGGCGACCGAACCAATAATCATTTTAACTCCGTTCATCTACTTTGACAGAAAGCGGCCATAAGAATCGACGGCAACACCAGGCTCCGGTTCATTAACGTCGTCCAACACCAAATCAAGATACCAATCGTCCTGTAGAATGTCGCCGGGACAAACAATGTCCCTGACAAGCGTCAGTAGTTCCATCATTTTTGCATCAACCTTTCCAGCATTGCCTCAAAGTATCCGCTCTCAGTATCCTGAGCCTTCTTGGCAAGCATCGCCTCGTGGTAACCCATTGTTTCCTCCTTGTTATTGTATCCATAGTATCATCCCACCCCCGTCCTTGTCCACAAAAAGCGAAAGGCCCGCCGTAGCGGGCCAGACGCATAGATTGTTTATCTAGCAATCAGATAATCTGGCAGCAACTTCTGCAAAGAAGAAACGTCCGGCTTTCCACTGGCCTGTGTGCCTGGGTAACCAAGGTCACGCTGGTAATTTGCGTACGAATCAAGATACGACGCGTCCGTCTTTGTGGACAACGGACCCGTCTGATTGTGGTAACCCTTGGCCCAAAGCCGCTGACGAATCAGCAACACGGCCCAATTGTTTGCGCCCAACTGAACGTCGGCCGCATGAATTACACCCTTCTGACCCTTTCCAAGAACATAGAATCCCAGTTTACGTAACACGTCAGTGTGCGGCAAACCGTCGTCCTTGTCCATGTGACCCTGTAGGAATTGGAACGCGCCCATTGCTGCCTTGGTTCCCTTCCCGTAGAATCCCTTTTCTTTGTGCCACACGTCCACGGACATAACGCCCTGTGCGCGCAACGCACGCTGCACCCACTCTACGTCCTTTGAACGAGCGCCATAAAATACCCGCGACTGTGACACGGCCACACCGGTCCAAGGACCGGCATTGACGGCAGGATACACGGGCTTGGGAGGAGTCACGCTCTGCCACGCTGGCCTACCAAAACCACTAATCACATCAACGGAGCGCTGGAAACGACCAACGGCGGGGGTTCCATTAGAATTGTAAATGTTACCCTCAATTGTTGTGATGTATCCCGCTCCCCACGTACTCGTGTCCTCAACAATTCCAATGTGATCAATTAGACCAATACCAGAATTTAGACCGTAGCCCTCCCAATTGAAAAGGACCAAATCCGCGCGCTGTGGCTCAAAGAACCACCGCCCGCGATCCGCAAAATCCTGTGCGGCGGAAGGCGTGTAGTATAAACGGGGAATTACTGGACCCCCTGGCTCTGCGCCCTGACTGCGGAAGTTGTGTTCCTGGAACAAACCACACCACTGTGATTCCGGACCAAAGCCTCCCTCTGGGGAGAACGTGTACTCTCCTCCGTCACTGGACTCTTCGTAACCCAACCACCTTGCCGCTTCGGCAAGTACGCTATCAGGCGTCGCTACCATCGGGCTTACCCTCTGTCGCTAGATAGTCGGTGATTGCCTGACGGTCGGCCGCGTCCTGCACGTTTGGTTGCTGAACAACTTCAGGATCGTCCTCTGTTGCTTCGGCAGGAACGAGACCGGGGCCGGTAGAAACCAGGCTCGGAGTTCCCTTGCCCCCAACATTTACGGAAGCAATGCTGGTAAGAATGGACGTGACGGTGGCAATTAGCACCACGAGACCGGCGTCAAGCCACTGAGACTTGTCGGCACTGGCGGCGGTGGCAATGATGCCCGTCGCAATGAGTGTCTGGACAAACGTTTTAAACGCTCGTTCGGCCGTGGCCTTCCAAAACTCTTTAGTAAACAATGTGTGTGTTCTCCTCTGTATAATTAATTTAGCGTTTCCGCCTCATCAATTATACCACATCTCTGTTTACTTTCTGATCAAGGTCGTTTGCGAACTTGAGATAGGCGCGGGCACGGTTAATTAATTCTTGATCGTTTTCGTTTTGTCCCTGGTACAAGTACCTGATTCCCTTTTCTCTCAAGTAGTTGAGCGTGTCAGCGATATTCATAGTGCTCCTTAAATTGTTTGTTGGTCACGTAATAGATTACCGATCCATTGTACACCAGCCAGTCTTTTGGACGCACAGGAAACCCGTGGTGACTAAAATACGTGTGCACCAGCACTTCGTGCGTGTAGGGATTGACGTTGACAAAACCCAAACGGTCGTACTTTCCGACAAACTTTCTTAGTTCTTGTAAGTTTGTTCCGGTGTATTGTATCGCTTTGTGTTCCCTTGTGTTATAGATTTCCATTTCGTTTCAACTTTCTTGGTCGGCCCCGCTTTTTCGGAGCGTTGTGACATTCGCACGTGCACTCAGCAAACCTGTGCCGCACCGGACAATTGGAGTGATGCTGTGTCAAACACCACCCCGACTTGACACGACTAATTTTAACAGGAATTTCGCTGTCTATCTGCTTTTTTTTACGACTCATCGTACGGCCGTGTAAAGTTGACCGCATTGTCAAGGTGGCTCAGTGCGTCCAAAGCCTCTTGATGAAATTCAACAGGAATCATGTTGATGATGATACCGGCAAATTTTTCCACCGCAAACATGTTGTCCGAAATTTCTGCCGGATCAAAGTCGGGTTGCTCCATGCGTTCACGACTGTCATTTGCCAAAGCAAGGATCACGGAAGCCGCAAAAATTGTGATTGCCTCCGCAGACTTGCCTTCAATAATGTCGCCAGCGACCTCGCTCATGTCCACCTGTTCGCCAATACTGTTAATTTCTTTTTCTAAATCATCCATCGTAGTGTCTCCTGACCGACTCTGTGAATTCTTCAATTTGGCGGGCCATGTGAGTACCCTTGTGAACAGACTCTTCGGGAACAGCGAGCAGAATTCTGTAAGTCGCGTCCGCAATTTGTAAAACACTATCGCTGTATGCCACATCCGGTTCGTCCTCCACAAGACTCAGCAGGCACTTTTGAATTAGCAGTGCGTCCATAACAATGCTAGTGTCCGCGTCCAAATCTTTACCCAGGTCGTCTAAAAATTTTATCATGTCGTTCTTTAGCACGAACATGTCCAACTCGTCCATCTTACTCCCGTCGTTGTGTTGTGATACCACTCTACCCAATCGTGGGCGGCGGCGCAACGAATTACTTGATGATCTCCTCAAACTTAATGTCTGGACCCACGTACTTGTGTTTCAAGATAATGTCTTTAACAACCTCGTACCCGTGAGTTCGACCGGCCAAAATAATGGTCCAGCGCGGCTCAAAACCCTGATCAATGCACGACTTGCACATGTACAAATTGATACCTTTGAGAAAGGCGGAACGTCTAACAAACAATTGTGCCTTTGATTTGTCACACGAATTACACGTCATTGTTTCATTCATCGTAAAAATCTCCATTGTCCATTAAAACCTCGTAAGAGATTCCGTCCTTGTAATATTTCACACGGGACACAAACGCTCCCTGATTCACTATAATGCCAAACACTCCCTCTGTAGGTAGAAAAACAACCGGATACTCACGTAACTCGTCTTCGTCGTGGTGCGCCACCCTTTACCCCTTCTAGTTCACATTCCACTCCAAAAGCAGCAATAGTTTTGCGTAGAGTCTCTAAGTATTCTAGAATATTAACACGCTGATCAACAGAAAATTCCATAATGTTGTCTTCAAATACTCTGATTGTCAGCATGTTGGGGTATTGAACCACCGCGTATTGAATGTTTGGATAAGGCTTTAGTCTTTCGGCCTCTTTAAGAGCGTGTTTCATTGCCATTGTGTATTCAGGCATGGACCCGCCCAACTTTTTCCCACACTTCCTGAGTCTTGTGAGAATTTCTGTGTTGATCCGTGTCGCCCTTGGAAAGATAAATTCCTCCCCATACGCCGTACGATTCGTTTTCAATTCCGTACTGCAAACACTGACGAGCCACCGGGCACGACAAACACATTGCGTCAACATTTTCAGCAATTGTGCGGTCGTCCTCGTATCTGCCAAAAAACAGTTCGGGATCGTCAACGGAACGGCACGACGCAATGTCCTGCCACACAAACTCCGAATCGTCCACGCCAAGCGCGGCAAGTAAACTAGACATGCTTCGCTGGCAGGCGCCACTTTCCTGTGGGAAGAACATTGTAGCGCTCTTGTAGCGCCCACTTGTCATGAAAATAAATTCCCCGCTTGTGCATCATTCCGTCACGGCGGGTATCAACAACGACCAGAGTCCATCCGTCCCAAAACATATTTGGCCGGGAGTCCACCAGTTGATGAGCCTCCTTGTAATTAAGATCAATGGTTCTCATTGTTTATCCTTCTTTCATCTTGTCGGTCAAGTCGGCGTCACGCTGCTTGAGAATGATTTTATCATTTTTTGACAGTTTGCGCTCTATATTTTCAACGCGATACAACAAAACGTCTAGCGTGTTGTTCATTCGTTTCAGAAAATAAATGATTTCCTCTTCACTGGTCACCATATTATACCTCATTTCTCTCCGTTTGTAAAGACAATTTTACTAATTCCTGCTTTAATTAACGCTTCATAACACACGTCACAAGGTCGCGACATTCTTTCCGCCCCTTGTTTGTTAATTCTTGCCACATAAATTGTTGCACCGTGAGCGTCTTTTACTCTCGCCAAAGCGTCCGCTTCCGCGTGAACGGACCCGTGCTCGGGAATTTTTTCTTCTTCGATTGCCTTAGGATCGTTTCTAAATTTGTTAATTCCAACCGCCAGCACCCGATTTCCGTGAACCACCACGGCACCGTGCATTGTTCGCATTTCGGAAGCCTGCGCAACCTTTTTAGCAAGAGCCAAGTATCGTGAATCCTTGCGACTCAAATTCACGGCCTGATGTTTGATTGCCCTCATGCGTTCATCTTATCAGAACAAGGCCGGTGATCTCAAGGAATTTATGCCACGGGATTAATCGTGACGCTGTAACACGTCACACCAAAGCCGTCCAGTTCTCCGTCGCCAAACAAGTCTTGAATCAGTTCGCGCGCGTCATTAATGTCAGGGGCGTCCACGCCCACCAACATCTTGACTTCAAGGACGTACTTTTCGTTTTGCATGGCTTCATTATACTCCTTTTTCATGCCGGAAGCAATCTAATCAAACCAAAAGAAGTGCAGGTCGTCATCAATCTCATCAAGGGAACCGACGATGATTGATTCTTCTGTTTTTTCATTGACAACATAAAAAGAATCCGAAACCATACGATGCCCGTGCACCTTTACAGTTTCGGATTCCAGATCGACGCCAACAAATTTTCTCATTTTTTCCTGGCCTTTCTGCTAGCCTTGTTTTTCTTACGCCGCTTTGCTCTTTCCGCCGCAGAAACCGTACTCTCGTAGATTCCCTTACGGTTTCTTTTCATTGCCAGCAACATCTTCAAGTTGTCTGGTAACTCTTCGTCCACGTTTGTTTTTTCTCCCATTCTAAAAAGCATTTTAGCACACGCCAACGGCGGGCGCCACAAAAATTATTACTTCACAAAGTGTGGTGTAAGATTGCCGTCCCACATCTTGCGCTGCTTCGGCTTGCACACGGCTTCGACGGACTCTCCAGCGTTCAAACGATCACACTGGGCCTGAGCCTCTTCCTTGGTCTTTGAACAAGACTTCACGTCGCCATTGGCGTCACAAACGGCAAAACCGTCGCACTCGGGATGATTGGCGCTCACGGTGTATTCCGCCGCCTTTTCTACCTCTGACATAAAATAACCTCCTGGTAACAATTGTATCACACCCAGCCACAAGCACAAGAAAAACACCAAAGTGCTCCGTGGTCACACGTGTCGGGGCTGGACCGTAGATACCAAGGGTTTTTGGCAGGCCCCGCCGAAGAATTACACGCCGGACACACTTCGTGAACGTCCAGCCAACGCCCGTTAAGGCACTTGTGACAAATCTGATTGCGTGCGGAACGGTTTCTGTACCGATTCTTTTTATACGCCCGTTTACGAGGCTCTAGAGTGCCGTCATCGTGGAACACCCGATTATCTTTTTGCTGATTACACACACGGTGAGCCAACGCAAGATTGTCAACCTCCCAGGTTCCCCCACGACTCAACGGATAAATGTGATCAACGGTCGGCGGGTTGCCCTTGGTAAAAGGTTCCAGGCACAAGTAACACTCATTGTTTTGTTTTGTTAACAAGTGAGTGACAAGTTCCTGCTTACTAGCAAAAACGTCAAGATAAACTAGCCTGCCACGTCCACGCATTTATTCTTCTTCCGTTTTCCTTTTGCGCTTTTTCTTCGGGGGTTCATCTTCTTCATTTTCGGTTTCGTCACGAACACCGTGCGTGTGCGCCCACTTGGAGTGATAGCCTTTGGGTAAATAAAAATCAACCACGCGCAAGACGATCACCGTGATTGCTCCCACTATCAGCGCCCAAACTTGATCATTCAATCACTTACCTCGTGGCTGGACCGTTGTGCGTTCCAGTAGCCACGCCCCTCCTGATGCAAATACTAATCCCAGAGAAATCCATGCCGGAGCGTGCCTCCATCCGAGGTCCATAAACAAAAACGCACTTCTTGCAGCAGCCATTGCGGCGCTTGCCAACAGCCCCCAACGCATCAACCTGTCCGACCTAAACCACCAGCCAGACAAAAGAAACACACCGGCAAAAAATGCGGTAATTCCAACAGAATATCCAATCAAATTGTACCTGCTTGCCGGATCGTCATTGTCAAGAATATGACCAGCGTCGTCCCCGGTAACGAGCAAAGCAATGGTCAACACAATACAAATAAAAGTTACCGCAAATTCGTACGGCCTGACCTTTCTGCCGAGTACCAACCACGGCAAATTTGTGTCCGCCAACAAAAGCACTCCAATCTAATCTGTTGCTTTTATTGTAGCACACTTTAATTTATACAATAATCCAGTTTGCACCATCGGAAACAACAGTGTACGTCGCCCACTGGGCCAGACTTTTTGACGAAGCCCCCGAAATTGTTTGAGAAGAAGTCGTGTTCAGCGTGATCGTTCCACTACCAGAATTAACCACAACAAACTGTTGCCCTGTGATGCCAACGGCGGTGGGCAGAGTAACAGCAAAAGTGTTGGCGGTACAGTTAATAATGTAGTCTGTCGTTGCAATTCCGTACGCCCCAGTTTTGTTAACAATGGGAACGGTCCATCCGGCGGTAGTTTTTAGTCCAGCCGCCGTCAAAGAAGTGCTGAATGTGGCCAGTGTTGGGGACTGGCTGTACAATGCGGTCCATCCAGTGTCGTCCCACGTGTCCGCACCGCCGCTGGCGGTAACACGATGACGAATCATCGCATTTGCGCCACCCATTTCAAACGCCCACTTGCGTCCGTACGAGTTTTTCTGTGCGTACGTGTTGGTGGCCATGTTGGTAACGTAAGCATTGTGTAAAAGTTGTGTTCGGTAATTGTCAGCGCCGGTCGTGTCGCCTCCGACGTTGCGGTCCTGCAAATACCCCCACGTGCCAATTCCAATCTTTGTCACGTCGCTCGCGGAAGTCACACGAACACTGGAAATGCTACCGTCCGCTTCAACTTTTGCCATTGGCGTGGCGTCCACGTTGCGCCACTGCTGCAAATCCACCGACTGTGATGTTTTTCCGTCTACGGTCAAAGGAGTGCCATTAGCAGCAGCCGCTTTGATGTTTGCGGAACGAGTAATTGACACGTAACCAGAACTACGGGTAATGCCAATAGGAACAAACAAATAGTTACCAGCGTCGTCGTAAGCATAAAGATTCAGGTTACTGCCCGCGTTGGCGCCGGATTCTGCAACACTGTCGGTCAATAATTGCCAACGTAATGCTTCATTTGACGACGACCACGCAAACCCAATATTGTAATTTGCTGGCCCCATGGCATAAATTCTGGCCGCGCTATCAGCAGATTTTGCTATAATGTATGCCGCAGAAGTGGTTGGCGCCACACGGACCTGTGCCACAGAAGCGGGAGACAAAGTAAAAGTGGAACCCAAAGCATTCATTGACGCGACCGTCGTTCCCGCAGAGTTTTTCCATTCTGTCAAATTGACGCCCTGTGAAGTAATGCCACGAATGGTCAGCGGAACAATGCCGGTACTAATGTTATTGGTAACGTCAAGCATTGACGTTGTGTTGGTCACGGTACCAATGCCAACGAGTCCGGTGGTGGTGACGTTCACCCTTGTCACAGAATCAAGGTTCGTGCCCAGTCCATAATCCAGACCACTGTCCGACGCGGCCCGCCCCAAAATACGTGTGCCAGTTTCCGTGTACAGCACACCGGTCAAAACGCCCCAGTTGTTTCCGCTGTTGGTGCTGGCCATGACAAACTGACTACCGTTCCACGACAGGTTTCGTCCGGTAAATCCTGGGCGACCGTAAATGTTTGAGGCGCTGGTGGTGTCAGCGGACCACATTGTGAGGCCCATGGCGTACCCGCCAGTAGAAGTCGGATACGTGCGAATGTAAGAGTTGACAGAAAGTGTCAAGTTTCCCGTGAGTGTCGCTGACGCTGCCGTCAAAGAGCCGTCCGAAGTGATTGATGCGAGTTTGGTGGCGGAATTGTTTTGCCATTCCTGTAACGTTGCCGACTGGCTACCCGATCCTTGAACAATGAGGCCGGTGGTGCTGGCAGATAAAGTATTGATCTGCATTGTTCCAGAAGGAGAAGTGGTTCCGACACCCAACGCGTACCCGTTGTTGAAATAGTTAATCGCCGTTGGTGACAATTTTACAAGATCGTTACCGGCGCTGGTCAATTTGAAAGACAAATTCTTGTACGACACTTCGTCTGCGTACTTGCTAAAATACGGCATGTCGTGAATGCTCGGCTGTGTTCTTTCAACCACCCAATCAATTCCGTTTACCCAAGAATATCCAGGGTTGGACCCAACGTCTGTTGCCCTCAAAGTGAACTCAATACTAGAAATATTGTAGTACTGCTGGTACGCTCGCTGAATGAGCCACGTGGCGCCACGAGTGTAATCACTAAATGTCAGACTGTGCCAACCAATTCCGTGAGGGGCGTAGTTACAATACACTCTGACCGACACGGACTCAGTAAAATAATTGTAATAGTGTCCGACGTACAAGTATCCGTAAGGATAGCCGGGAAAATTTCCACTGTTGGGATTAATTGTTACGACCGCGTACTGACCCTGAGGAATTTGTAACGCTACTTCGCCGTCACCATCAAACAGGTAAGACAAATTGGTCGCACTAATGGCTCCAACCAAACTATCGTCGGACTTTAAATAAAAATTGCCGGACACAGAAAAACGCTTGTGGGCCAGATACAAAGAATTCTCAAGACGAGCGTTAAATATTTTTCTTCCGCCGAAAGTGTTGGTACTCATGACGTAATCGTTTTCCCCAACGACCGTGTTGGCGGCAAACTTTGATGATGTGATGCTGCCGTCAATGATTTGGCTGGCGCCAACGGTGTTGTTGCCAGTGGTGGGCAATGTCAAGTTTAATGTTTGTAGCGGGGGGTTACCGGTGATTGTTGCACCGGCCGTTCCGCTGGTCACCGTACCAATCTGTAAAGTGCTGGTCGAGCCAGCCGGACCCATTGGCCCGCTTGTTTTTACTTCGTTGGCGATGGAAGAAACAGAAACAACGTTTGAGGTCGGGGTGACCGTGACAATGTTTGCGTTAGAGGTTACGGTTGTTTCATCATGCATCAGTAATTCCTGATGTTAGCGTAAAGTATCCGCTGAGTAATTTCACTTTCAAGGCCGGTGCCGTCGTGGTCGTGGCAATAATGTCGTAATAGTATTTCTGATTGACGGTCAAATTGCCGAACGTCCACGTGCTAGCGGCCGATGGGGTACCGGCGGCTGCGGCTCCCGCCGCCGCCACTTCAAACGCGGGCTGTGGAATGTGCAAAATCACACGGCCGGTGCTTCCGGCAACGTGCCAAAACACTCCCGGCCTTTCCGTATTGTCCGGTGCGACGGTTTTTACCGCACTAATAATCACGTACGGAGTGGAACTGTTGTTGTCAATGGGACGAATTGTCATCATTGTGTTGTACGTGCCCTGCGTGGTGTCAAGAGCAATGGGCGTGCCGGAAGAGTTGGTGTAGTCAATTGTCAACTGGTACGTTTCGTTCTTGCTAGCAACAATGTCGAATCTTTGTCCCATGATACTCAATCATACCAGAACATTTTATAAATCACAACCTACTGGTACGGAACTACCCCAAACGCGGACCCAGGTAACGCTCCAGGCCAAGCGTCGGAGGTCATGTACGCTTGAGCAAAACGGTACGTTTTTCCATTTGATATTCCGTACGTCTGAATAATTGGAGAACGCAAAAACAATGCGCGAACCTGTGGTGACGTTTCGGCCGACAAGCACACAGAGTCCTGAACACCACCAAACTGAGTGGGAACAAAACCTGTCGGTACGGTAAACAAATCGTGAACTCCCGCGTTGTCCGCGTTGGCCGTGACCGATGCCGTCAAATACACGGTGTAATTAATTCTACGAATCGTTGCCTGAACGACGGTAGAGTTTGTTCCTGCGACAACAGTGGATGTGATCACACGCGGTCCCGTGTCCGCATGAACCAACTGGTATCTTGCATTGTTTGCGTCCCAATGCCAGACGCGTCGGCCCACGGATTCGTCGGCGTAATAACCGAGGTTGGGAACGGCAATGCCTGGTGGAACCCAAGTGCCACCGGCCCCCGCCCAAAATCCCAACTGATCAAAATAAAAAGTATCACTTGCCGCGCAGCCACCGGCCCCCGAAGCAAAAAACACAGTAGCGTGGGTGGCGTTTGACGGAGCCACACAGGTGAATCGTATGTTTGTCCATCCGGAAGTCGTGGTCATGTATTGCGAGCCAGAGTTGCTGCCAAGGTTTGTTGCACCATTGTAGTAACGAATGCCCACGTAAACTATTGCCGGATTAATACCGGCCTTGACCCATGCACTAGCCGTGTACGGGATGCCTGGAGTCACTGGAATTCCTGCCGTTGCTAGAGGAGTATAAAAAGAAAACGAGGTAAAAGCGCCCACGGTACACAATAACGATGCGGACCCCTGCAAATACTGGGAGGTGGAACGAGTTAGCGCGCACTGTGAAGGGTTATTAAAACCAGTTGCGTCGGTCTCTATTGTTGCCTGATTCATCGTGAAAAGATTTCCAACAGTGGACAGAGCGGCCACCCCAGACAGTTTCGACACATCAATGGCGGCGGCGGAATTAATATTGGCGTTGACAATTGTGTCGTCAACAATTTTTGCACTTGTAACTGACGAGTTAGCAATCAAATTTCCGGTGATAACATTATCAGGAAGTGTTGGCACCGTTCCCTGACTAATAATGACGTGTGGACTGTTTTCTGTTACGTTAATTTGTTCAGCCATTACGTCTCTAAACTTAAAGTAGTTAAAGTAATTGTAACACTATTTGTGCTACCGGACAAGTTGGTGACAGTGATTGGTACCGCCGACGTGTCACACCGGCCAATTGCCACAGGAGTAACAAACCAAATTAACTCACCGGCCGTTGTTACAACGTCCAAATACAATCCATGATTTCCAAATACCGCATTGCCAGGTGCTCGCGAAATGTCAGCGTCACGTTTTTCCGTCGTGGCATACAAACGAACACGAGCCGCCACACTGGTCTGAACTTTTGACACCGCGTACGAACGGGACATGGCGATTGTTGATGTTTGATTGGCACCGTTCGCCATTGAATCCGATGTAAAAGTTGCCGTTATGGCACTTGTTCCGGAAGGACCGGCCGGACCCTGGGGTCCGGTCTGAACGGCGTAAGCCAACGGAACCCATTGGGCACCGTCCCACACCAGCACGTCCTTTGCTGTTGTCATCGAATTTCCGTCCACGTCACGGAAGCGCGCATATTGGAAGCATTACCAATTCCTGTTGCCAACAGACTGATTGTGCCATTGGCACGAACCAGACCGGCGGCGTCAAGAGTAATCGGATACCTTGTTGACACCGCTTTGTTCAATGCGCCCTTTGTGTTGCTGCTAGAAGCAACGTAACCGGCGCCCAAAATAACGACGGGGGAACCAGAAATAGTTCCCGCACTGTTGTATTCAAAAGCAGAGTACGTGGTGTTGACGTTGTTGTACGTCGTCGTTCCCGTAATTGCCTGACCCAACACCAGTTCCCAATACACCGGAGCGTTGCCCGTCACAACAACGTCCAAGTTTTCCAAAACAAATTTTACCCTATTGGTAATTGAATTGAACGTGGTCCTTGGCCTGACGGACAAAATGTGTGTTCGTGCGTCCTGGGCGGCGTTGGCAGAAACGGTTTGAACGTGAGTGTAACCTGCCAACTCCGATGTTCCACCTTCACTGGTCACCGACGCACAAATGAAACGCATCGTGGAAGACGCCGTGTTGCTGCACGTCATCCCAGCACGAATCGGCAGGTTGGCCGTTTGCATGTACGCCACAGTCTGATAGTTTGCGTGAGTGAACTGATGAGCAACAACGACAACGCCGTCCACGTCAAAACCGACGCGCACGCGTCCAACGCCCAACCATTGCAAGTCAATCACAAGAATCTGTGTCTTTGTAAAATCTAGGTTAATTTTTGAAGGTCCGGTCCCGTCCAAACGGTCAACGTTCCACTGTGCCTGATTGACAAACTCGTCACCCTTGTCCGTGTCGGACAACAAAGCAATGCGTGGAGTCGTGCCGTTCATCTGCAAACAAATACCATTGTTGCCGTCAGAATAACCAACAAACTTGAGAACGTTTTCTGTTCCGCCCAAAAAGTTAAACGTCGCAAAAATCAACTGCGAACGACCGGCCTGGTACCTAAAATGCTCGTACGTTTGCATGATTGCACTGCCACCCGTGGGAGTGGAAGAGAAAGTCATGACCGCGTTCCTGTTGGTGGCGTCATGAGTTACCGTCGCACCGGAACCGCTGGCAATCTGCTCAAAAACCAACGGTTGCAGGTCGTACTGAAAGTTTGTATCAAACACGTACGACGGAGAAGCGACACGCAAACGGCCAAAGGCCGTGCCCGTCGCGTTGTCGGTGTTGATTCCGACATAATTAATGTAAGACATTTAAATCACAATCCAATTTGCTCCGTCAGACGCAACCGCGCGGCCATAGGAATTGATAACGTTGCGACAGTCGCTACACACGCTGCGCACTTTGCCAAAAAGCATTTGCATCTCATCTTTATCACCCATGTGTGTTATCGGCACAATGTGTGGGTGACTTGAGCCTTCGGCGGTCATATTATTTTGATTCCTCCGAAGTACTCTTTAATATTATCTGGCATAACTTTGTTAACTTTAGGAACTTCGATACCTTGTTTTACTGGTTCTTGAGCCGGGGTCACGTCTTTCAATGAAAAGACTGACACTTCCATGGCGTCGTCCCTTGGTGTGCGAGTAATGGCATTGTAGATTGCACCGCACACCGCGTCCGCTAAATCTTTTCCCCCTCGTCGTGGATGATCCACTTTGTCTTTAATTAACTGCAATTGTAGCAGTTCCTTGATAAGAATGTCAACATCCGGGCCTTTAACCCTGTCTTCCATTAAGGCCATTTTAAAATCATCGTAGTGAACTTTTGCCACAGACAGTCTTTCAGCGTTCATTCCAAGGGAAATGAGTTCCTGCATCAAATCGTACGACTGCCACCTGTCAAAGGTCACCGCCCGAATATCAAAACCGGCCTGCTTGACACCAACAATAAAATTACGCACATCGGTAAAATCAACGGACTGATCTTTACTGGGAGTCCACCAGTAAACAAAATCAACAACAACCACTGGAGTGTGATATTCATTACCCATAATAAAAGAACTTTGTTGCCACGAATCAACGTGTGCCATTGCGACGGCGCAACGGTCGTGACGCTGTGCGAGGTCCACGTGCATAAAATACCGGCGACCCTCCACTGGCTTAAACCATGGCTGAAAAGATTGCCCTTCAACAATTGCCGGGGCCATGCTAAAGGTGTTGTGAACTTTGTCATGATCCTTAAAGTATCCACTAATGGCTTCCGGTGGCATACACGCAAATCGTTGCAGAGCGTCCTGAGGGTCGGTGTAAAATGCGTTCTTAAAATCCTCAATGTTTCTGGTAGGGTTCACGTCCCACGTCGGTCGCTTCAAAGCAAACACTTTTGGCAGGGCGTAACTAATAATGTGATCCTCTTCCCATTCAATTTCAAACTCGTTGCCATCGACGCCATCGGGAAGGTCGTGATCAATCTTGTATTTGTGCCTGCGAATCTCTACTTCTTTGTCAGCGATTGCCGCGTCGTACTTTTGAGAAATGTAATCTTCTTTAAATCTGGGAAAAGACAGCAGAACAACTTTTCCAACGTCAGGAAAACGAGAGTCCACGGTGCCACGAAACGCCTTGTAAATTGCGTCACCGGTTTTTGCTTGCGCGTGACCGGTGGTGGATTCAATTGCGAATCCGGAAATCTCGTCAAGCACCGCAGCGAACAGGTTCAGTCCCTCGTGAGATTCACGTTCGGAGTGTCCAGAGTACACGGTGATGGACTTGTTAAAATCAATTGAATCCATCTTGGCATTAAACTTTCCCTCAAACCACGGGGAGCGCTTAATTTTGTTTACCAGGCCCTTGAAGAAAACGTTTTTAGCCTGCTGTGCGTTAATGGCCACGTTCATAATGTCAATGGCGTCACCGGCAGGTTTTCCATAGTAGCGGGCGGGGTCATTGAGGCACAACAGTTTGTACACAATGTACGACACGGCCACCGTACTCGTCAAGTCTTTTCCGGAACCCTTCCCCAGAGCCAGAATCAATTCGTTCTTTGTATAGTTTTTGTAAAACTTTGTTCCCTCTTCAAAGCCCATCATGTTAATTAGGTCACGTTCGTAATAAATTTGTGACATGCACTCAACAATGTGATACTGAATTTCTGACAGGGGAGGGTGCCCAAGAAACTTTTCGTCTTCCACAAACGTTTTGGCGTCCACGGGTATTTCTTCAAACGTGTTGTCGTCAAGTGCGGCAAACACGTCATCAAAAAAGTCACCCATCCATCACCACCCCCTCCGCTTGGCCAGTGACCTTGGCGAGTTTGCCAAGAATCTTTGCGCGAACTTCGGGGTGCTCGTTTGCGACCTCCCTCAAAATCTCTGTGAGAACCTTTTGTTTGCGTTCTGTGTCAGCAACCTTGTCGGCAAGTTCCTGATTGTCCAACAGCCCCGCCTTTTGTAGCATGTTAATTCTTTTTTCTTCGACGTTGGCAATGGACGTGAGAGTGTCCTTTTTAATTCGCAGTTCGCCCTGTTTCTCGGCCTCATCAACCGTGTCCCACAATTTCTTAATGATCATGGAGTAGTGTTGATCGGCGCCGGTAATTGCGTCCTTTGAACGCTCCTGAATGTAATTGTTGTTTCTGGCCATGCGCTGCCATTCGGCAATGTCCGCCATGACGGCGACACGAGTCATTCCGGTTTCCCTGGCAATTTGCATGGGGGTTAATCCCTGTAGCATCAAACTCACGACATTGTTAATCCTGTCGTAATAATCTATTACTTCTAGTTCTTCAGGCAACCTTCTTGGCCCTACTCTTCTTTGGCTTCACAATTGATCTAATCCTTCCAATGTAAAATGAGTGAAACGCAAACGTCTTTGTGTTTACAGTGTCCACCCAAGTCTTGTCCAGAGCCACATTGTGCGCGTGGCGCATGTATCGAAACGTTCCCTGTGTATTTTTAATTTTAAGAATGGTCCCAGGGACGATTACGTCCTTCTTCCCAAACGGCAATTCATAAAACACATGAATGTCCGTGTTGGCGTACAGGGGAATTTCTTTCTTCGACTCTTTCATTTTCTTTGTACGAGCCATGTCGCATCTCCTTATGCCATGCCACGCGAAGTTGGTGCCCAAACGAGTCCAACCTCTAGGCGGCGCTTTAATTGATTATTGCACACTTCGCAGGACTGTTCATCTCTTTTTCTTACTGGGATGATACGCTCACAGTGTGAGCCACACGACGGACACGAATACGAATATGTCGGCATGATGCTACATTATACCTTATTTTTGCTTCTGTGTCTACTAATTTTGTGAAATGCTAGTGCGTCAAGTATTTGGTCTGTTGTTGTTCCGGCCTCTTTTGCAATGTTTTCAACGGACAAATTGTGTTGAATGTACTTTTGATACAGCCAGCCGTACGACTGCCACATTCTAATCATTTGCCATTGCCACCTTTAACAAGACAAGGTAGCCAATCAAATCGTTTACCGTGTCGTCACCAGGATATTCGGAACCCCGCTGAATTCGTGACAGTTTGTCGTCCACGCGTACCAAAATTTGTTCTTTTGTGCTTGCCGTACTAAAAATACGAACAGGCTCAAGAGCGGAATTGCCGTAAGCAATGTTTTTGTCTAACAATAAGTCTAGTATGTCTAGACAAGCGGAGGTAATTTCTTCGCCCATTGGTGCCGCCGCGATCTTTTCTTCAATCTTTTTTGAAAAAGTTGTCACTATCGTCTCCATCTTGTGTCAAATGCGAAAGTAGCAATTGCTATCGAATCACTAACGTTGTCGTTGCGTGCCTTGATTCCGTACGTCTTTTCAACCCAATCCATAGTTCTTTGTTTTCTTTGCTTGCGTATTTCATTTGAGTACCAAGACTTTGAACGCTTGGGAAAATCTTCACGCAAGTTTTTCTTTTCAATCATAGAAAACGGAACGTTGCCAATGTGCCTCTGCCAGGTCACGGGAGGAACGTCGGTGACTCTAATTCCGTGACTGGCAAACTTTGCCGCAACAATTCCGTAAGAATAAGCAAGGGAAATGGCGACGCGAACGTTGCGTATTTTTACCGGAGCCTCAATCATGACAAACTCTACGTCCGGAAACTTGTCAACAATAATCTTTGTTCTTTGTTCAATTGAACCGAGCCTTTCAAACAAATTGTCGCTGTCCCGATACTTGAGTTCGCCCCAACTGACCGGCCGTCCGTCTTCCATGTAGCAAAACGCCAACGTGTGTGTGCTCGCGTCAATGCCAAGAACCCTGGAAGGAATTCCGGTCTGCTGTGAACTGACGATACCCATTAAATCTCACCAAACTTTCTTTTAATCTCGTCCATTACCTGAGCACGACTCTCCGCTTCACACACGGAGCACACGTCACCAAAGTTGTAACGAGACAGTTTGTTGCCACAGTGACAAAATCTTTGGGCACCGGAACGTTTCTTTTTATTGTCGTAGTAACGCTTCATGATTTTTGCGTTGGTTGCCGTGCGACAGCACTCTGGGGAACAATAAATGTTGTTGTGAGTTTGTTTTTCAAAACTATTATTACACCCTTCTGCCGCACAAATGCTCATTGCTTGATCACCTTTAGTTTTGGAATGTCAATGTCACCCTCTTTGTCTTTCCAGCACGCTTTGGACAACGGGCAATACTTGCATTCGGGGGCGGCTTTGGTAAAGCACCGCTTCGGTAATTCTTTGTTGGCAGCAACCTCACGCATCCACGTAAACACTTCGTCCACGTACGTGCTCAGACGAGCGTTCATTGTCACCGGAATAAACAATTCTTCGTGGGTGTCTTTGTTTTCGTAATGAAGAAAGCCGTGATCCAGCCCAAGAATCTTCATGTAAATCAGCACTTGCAGCGTGTGCGCTGGCTTTGGCTTCATCGAATTCTCAACATAATTGTAGCCACTAGCATTAATAGTCTTAATGTCACCAACAGCAGTAACACCATCAATAGTA